AAAAGTTGCAGTACCGGCAGCGTGAGAAAACGAACGGCAAACAGCGCCTGACATGGTTACTGTAGGCGAGCCAGAACTAGCATTAAAGTAAGCATCATCAACGCTTGTAGGAGCCGACGCCCCGGCTGCTCCGCCAGAAGTAGCAGACCAATTAGTTGTGCTTGTTGTGTCCCAAGTGCCGTTTCCGCCAACCCAATATCTATCAGCCATTTACAACCTCACTACAGTTAACGAAATTGTTAGCCTTGTAATACTGATAACTGAGTCAACGTTAAACGCTAGAATGTCGTTAGCCGCTATTGAAGTTGTCCAACCGGTAAGCGTGGAATCCGTGTATTTATTATTTGCTGTAATAGTTGGCTTTGCTGCGGCGCAGATCGTATCTGCTACAGTGGGAGGAAAGTTAGCATAAGTATCTTTCCAAATATCAACAACCACAGACCCCGTTTGATCTGCTAATAACGTTACTGCTGTAATTGTTGCGGCAAAAGGAATCTGCAAATACGCTTTTACACCAGTGCTAAATGGCGCCCCGTTACCGTCAACAACCAAAGATACCGCAGTAGACTGGCTAGCCCATGCAGGAGCGCTAGCACCGTTTGAGCGCAAAAGCTGACCTGATGTACCCGGTGCAGTTAGTACTATGGCGCCAGCAGTAGAGTAAGGAACACCACCTGCCGCAGCCGTAATATTTGTTCCTGTTCCGCCTTGAGCTAAGCTTAAAGGGGTTGTTAACCCTGTCAAAGACGTAATGTCTGAATTAGCCCCGGACTTGGCCGCACTTAGGTTTGTTCGAGCCGTATTGGCATTACCCGCACCAGTACCACCTTGAGCTACTGTTAATGGGGTAATAAGTCCTGGGAGAGCAGTGATGTCGTTGTTAATCCCGGATTTGGCCGCGACTAAGTTTGCCCTAGCCGCAGTGTCATCTATCCCGCCCGTACCACCAGAAGCTACCGGCAAAGGAGAAGACAGAGCCGATATTGTACCGCCCGTAATAACAGGATCAACAAGATATTGCACTGCCGTAGAAACTTCGGAGCCATCACAAATTACAAGTGCTGTCTTATTGTTTGGCACAAAAACAGAGTTACCACCACTAACACGTTGAATTTGTATCGGGAAACCTCCCGAAGTCACGTTGCGGATAAAATAAACCTTAGACGTATTTGGAATACGAACAGTGCGCTGTTGCGTCTGTACGCCCGCTAGAATAATTAGGGCCCTACGAGACTGGTCCGATGCTCCATCAGCCGTTGATAGAGTGTAATCTGCGTCGGCAATTGTGACTGTTACAGCCCCGGCAATTGCTTGCTCAATCAAGGTCCCAAGGTTTGTGTTGGTGGTTGTACCCCAAGTGTTGGACTGTTCGCCTTGGCCTATAAGCTCAATTCGTAATAAAGGGGAAAAGGTAGACATAGCAATTCCTTAAGTAATAATCTGAGTCCAAGTTGTGTTATTAGATGTATCCACCTGAATCCAGGTAGCAGCTAATCCCCCTAATGCCATGGTTAACTGATTTCCAGTTGGGCTAATTGAGACATTAATGTTAAATGGCGTAGTAACTTCTACCCGTTGCAACTCCATCGCTAACTGCATTCCGGACACACCGATCAATGTTGCTCCCGCTAGAGGGAGCGTTGAAAACGGTGTTTGTCCGAATGCGGTTACGCCAAAAATCATTAAGACACCGTAGCAGTTTGAATTAGCATGAATCTGCGATAGTGAATACCTAAAGCTTGGTCAAACTCAAGGCCGTTAGATGTGCTATAAATAAAATCACCGTTGTCTGGTATACCAAACTGGCTGCTAAACACAACTTCACCAAAGTTTTTAACTGGCAGACCCCAGTTACCAAAGTAACGTAGCTGTCCGTTTGATCCCATCTTAAACCAACCCCACTGGTTAAATGAGCCTTGGTTTGTAGCTAATGCAGTTGGAGCGCCTACAGGTAAGGCAAAATACCCAGTCTGCGTTTGAAGTATTTGCAGACCAATCAACGTGGGCGTTGCATCTCTAATAGAGAACGTGCTTGGGGCATACATATCGATAAGGTTAATCTCATTAGCTTGGTCAAACATTAAGTACAGCTTTGCACCACCTTGTGTACCAGCAGCCGGAACCATCGCCGAGTTACTTAATACTGCAAACGCTGAACCTGTTCCAGTAGCGGTGGGGTTCAACATACGCGAAGATGTTCCAGCTAATAAAGCCAAACCGCTTACTGTGTTAGTTCCATCAGGAATTGAAAATTTTGCAAGCGTTGCTGAATACGATGCGGCTGCATGAGTAATCTTAATAAAGCGAATAGATGTTGCTGTAATTAGATAAGCACGCCAAGCACTAGCTCCATAATTATCAAACAACAGACCACGAGCATTTCCAATAATACCTGCTGTGGTGGCTGTAGCTGCACCTGCACCCGCTGCTGTGGTTGATCCGTACCGCTGGAATCCAGTTGCAACACCTGCGGTAGCAATGATTGTCTGCGCTGCAGTAGAGGTTAAGGTACCCGTTCTTAGGTTATAAATACCGTTGTATGTTGGAAATATGGTAGAGTTAGCGTAATAAAACACACAACCATATTGTGTATCTGCGTTATCAATAGCAAACCCAAAGTTACACGTAGCCGCCATAGTCGCGCCGGTAACAACCAATTGCTCACTAGCCGCTAATGGTGTGGTATGCGTACCAGAGGCTAGTCCCAAAGTTGGAGCAGAACCAGAAGCATTTTTCCAAACGGATACACGGTTAAATGTTAAACCAAACGGCGCTGCCGCAGCAGTTGGGTGAACAACGCCAACTATTCCACCGCCCGTGTTATTAGGTGCTGTACCAGCAGTAGGATCCCAAGAAATAAGTCTCGTGTCTATCCAACCAGCCATACCTGTAGCGTTAGTGCTTGCTGTCTGTTGAGCAGAAATACGAATAGTTGTTCCGTCAATTTTTACGGCTTGATAGCTAATTGCTGCTGCGCTGGGCGCGTTTATAAACAAGAACAAATCGTCAGCAATTCTTTGGACGGTGCTAATTTCACCAAGCACGGGATTAAATTGGAACGGATTTAAAGCAAAAGTTCCAGCAAGCGTGCTAGTAACAGTAATGGCTGCGCCAGAAACAGTAAGGACGGCGTGTGACGTTAAACTAGAAGCATTGGCTACATAAACAGTGGTGGCGTTTATAGCATAAGCAATGCATGGTGGAGCGTTAGTTGCAACACCAGAAGCCGCGCTTAACGCAGGTATAATTGTACGAGAACCAATGTTTGCAGGGCGTGATGAAGTATCAACCGCATATGCAACTACCTGTTGGTTGGTAGCCGTGTTATCTGCATGAATTACGACATAGGACGTAGCAGATAATCTAACCGTTAAAGCATACTGGGTTGACAACAGCGTATCAGACGCTGTTGTACCACTTTGTTGGAGAATGTTAGAGTTAGCTACAAAAAAAGGTCTTACGTCGTCACCAACCATAGACCATTTACCGGCAGCCGTACTGATGTCATATAGGTAAACGGTTGCTGTTGAATTAGGCCCAAGGGCACCAATTAAGTCCCCTGCGTTATTGCGGACACCAAGAGGGTGTTTACCTTCGTTGCGGAAAACAAATTTACCGTTAGAAATAGATAGCGTATTTGCCGCTGGGAGATTAACAACGGCAAATTCAGGGACAGCCGTAAACTCAAACACTCGCGCAGACGCAGCGGTTAGTGTTAGATCGCCGGTAAGAGCCTGTACAGACCCAGTTGCTAACTGGAAGTTGTTGTCTACGTATTGCTTAGTGGCTGCCTGGAGTGGAAGGACTGGATCTAGGCCAAGGGTTGTAACCCCAGTAACGTCTAACGTTGTAACGTCAGCGTTAGTGATGTTTGACGTACCTTGTAGATTGACGGTTCCCTGAAACGTTGTGGTTCCAGTCACTGTTCCGCCAGCCGTATCTAAGGGGGTATACCCAATATTCCCAACAGCGGCGCCAGGGGCCAGCTTCGCAGCCGTAACCGATGCGTCTTGGTAATCCGCCGTAGAAAGCGGGACTGGGGTAGGTTCTTTTCCAATATAACTCATGTCTACCTCTTACGTAAGTTCAACAATTGAAATAACTACATCAGCGGCTGCCGTTACGCTAGCTACAACTGATATCGTATCGCCAGTTTCCATGGCAAGTTTTTGTGGCTCGCCTACAACCACTAATGTACTACCGGCGGGTATTGGGGCATCTTTGACTAAATACGAGATTGTTGCCCCAGAAGTAATATAAGTAGAAACCGTTATTGTTGCCGCTGGACTTTTTACATTGGCAATCGTAAAACTATAGATAGTGCTCTGAGCACCAGCACCAGCCGTAAAAACAACGGAAGGCGTTATGCCAATGTTAGAAGTTAGATAATTTTTAAATGCAGTAGCCATCTTTTACCCCATGACAATAGATATGGCGACAGAGTCGTCAATGGTTGGATAAGGAGGAACTCCCGCCGCGTTTGAATAAATAGCCCGCTGGGAAGGGAGGGTTACAAAAACAGATTTTGCCCCGACAGAGAAGTTAACTGGGGAATTTGCATTGGAGCTAGATAAAATAGTAGTCCTTTGTAGCGTTGTTGAAGCGCTTAAGGTACCTACACCAATTTCCCACTCACCTAATGTTGCGTCGGAGTGAACTGCAGCATAGTAGCAAGTATTTCCAACGCCAATTGCCGCATTGAAGCTTTGAAACGAGTTCACCGCCCCAGTCAAAGCAAAGTCGACAGTGCCAACGGTTGTGGTGAGTTCTTGGACTCTATCTGCAAGTACGAGAGGCATTATGTGATCCTAATTAGAGCAGTCGTATTTGAAGGTGTTGGGAACACAATTGTCACGTCCCCGGCCACCGCCTGTTTATCACCACCAAAATCTAGAACACACACCGCTGGATTAGTAAGCGGGGCATTGGCATTATCGTTTGCGGATGGGGTTGAGTTGTAAATTAAAGCACCACGAGTAGTTAACGTGACGTTAACGAAAGTGAAATCAGCAAAGTCTAGATAAGCTGTTGCCCCGGACAAAAACGTCCCAAGGTTAGTTAGGGTTGCACCGCCAGCAGTATAATTCGGGCTGGTAACTTCCCCGGACGACGTGTAAGCGGTCGTACTTGCCCCCAGGTTTGCGGCGGATGTATACAGAGCAAACTTAAATGTATCACCGCCAACTGGGCGAAAATCATGGACAGCGAGCATTAGTTGCTGCTTGAAACTGTTTGCAATTGCTTGGGAGATAGCCATGTCACTTCCTCAATAAATGAACAAGCTCAGGATGTCCTGCCTGAGTCACGATATTTGCCACTGTGGTTCGATCGGAACGAACCGCTTCATGCATATAATGCACTAGAACCTTACGCAAAGCATCTCTATATGCCATTGCCTGGTCCCGTATTGGGCCCGCTGCTGACTCGCTAACAAAGATGATCTTGTCTAAAGCTCGTTCAGCTACTTCCTCAGGCGAGAATCCACGGCCATGGGTAGTGGCCACGGAAACATTTCCAATTTCGATATTTGTTTGGGAACTCATCATGGTCCGGGGCTCTCCGATTTAACATAAATACGAGCCATGCCATCACGGAACTCGTCACGACGACGGCGACCCTGTTGTTCAATTCCAAGGCCTTGAATAGCCTGCTTGTAGCTGTTTTCAAAGAAACCCATCATGTCTGCTGGTCCCTTAGTGTAGCTATATGCTTGAATCAAGCAAGCATAAAATAATGCTTCGGGAGCATTCTCACTTATCCAGTTTGTGGGGACCGTTGGAGAAACCTGAGGGGGCCTGTAAATATACCCTAGCTCAACCTCGTACGCGGACGCGGGCGTGGGAGCAACATAAAACGTATCCTGGTCCCAAATTGAGTAATATTTTGGAATACCTGTGGCCGTCCCGTCTGGCCAAAATTCTTTCATAAAAGAAGGGTCCCTAAAGTCCAAGAATATCTTTTGCCCAGCCTGGTTCTTAACCGTCATGTAACGATGAGTCAAAATACCAGACGGCATCGTAATGAACGGGGTGTTTGCAGTCAGGTTTGCGGTTGCCTCGAGCTTAAATACGTCTAAATCAATATCCCGCAGAATACGATTCTCTGCGAAAGTGATAAACGTATCGATCACCGAATTGGAAAAAACATTCGCGTCAACTTCTGTGTAGTTGCGAATGTTCGTGACAAGTTCGTTGTAGTTCATACAACCACCGTCACTTCTCCAAGACGCATACTCATAACCATTGCCTGATCCTCCGGATACGGCTGCATGTTCACCGTGTTATTCGCACTGCCTATACTTTGAAACGCACTGTCTCCAGGCGCTGGAGTGTAAATAGTCAACGGCTCCGTTCTGTCTGGGCGTGGCTCTAGTAGCGCAATAGCGTCTCCACGATACTTTAATGGCTCAAGCTGGGGCTCTTTAGGCTCATAGTCTTCTGGGCAGACTTTGTATCCTCGCCAATTCTTTTGTAGTATTTTATACGGATATCGTTGTCCGCAATAGTCACAAAGCCCATAAGAGAACTTTCCCGTGGCAAAAGACATGTCAGACCCCCATCTCCGGCACAAAGGACACACTTGCTGTGTCTCTGTCCTCTGCCGCCGCCCTGGCAAAATCTTCCTCGTAAAAGCCTTTTAGGGCAGTCGTACGCTCAGGGGCATACTTTATAGAGAGTTGATAGGCAAGACCCGACACTAGGCAAGGTAAGAACCGGAAGTTCACGTCTGCAGTGTTTGTGAAGGCGCCAGCGTCTTGAATTCTGCGAATTCGATAGTAGACAAAAGTGTAGTTTTGATCTGCTGCCGGGTAGAAAAATACTTTTGGGCTGTTTGTGCGTTGCACATAAAACTGTGCTGGGCGGGCTTGAGTGGTTTTATCCGGGATGTCTAAGTACTCGGCCCGACTGATCCTGTCAATAGTTATATCCGTTTGGGTACCTTGAGACGTTAAACGGATTACAGCGGACAAGACATTGACGACATCGTCGCTAAGAGTTATCTCATTTACCCCAGAGGTCAATGAATAAGTTGCCTGCTCAATTGTCCAAAGGTTTAATCCTCGATTGGCCCAATCTAAGAACAACAAGTTTAGTGATCTACGAGCAGACCCGAGTTGATACCCGGACTGCATGCGCATCCCACATCGCTCAAATGCCTCTTCGATTAAATCATCAATCGAAAGGTCAAATATTGTTGTTCCCGAGGTTGCCATTAAGCACAGCCACCTTTACGATAACCCTTAGCCATTCCGCCACCCATCATGCCCATGGCCATGCGCTTGTGCTGATTAACGGCACCGCCATTTTTCATCATCAAAGGACCGCTGGTTTTGCTGGTCTTTGAAATCATTTTGTTTTTGGGTCCCGACTCAACACATCCGCCACCCTTTGTTGCAGCGCCCATTCCTTTACCGGCCATGATTATTTCCCCTTTTTCATTGCACGGCCTTTTGCATCAGCCGTAGTTTTTTTCATTGCACGACCGGCTTTATCCGCCATGCCGCCTTTTTTTACCATCTTCTTTTTCATCAAACCGCCTTTTTTGGCTTCAATTGCCATTCCGGCCATATTGTCTTTTCGAGCGGCAGCAGGCGCTCCCTTTTTGCCTTCTTCTTCTGGCACCTCTTTAATAAGACGTTTTGCAAGTAACTTTGCAATTCCCTTCATGATTACTTTCCTTTCTTCATCGCACGGCCTTTTGCATCAGCCGTAGTTTTTTTCATTGCGCGACCTGCTTTGTCTGACATGCCGCTTTTTTTGACCATTTTCTTTTTCATTAGGCCGCCCTTCTTAGCTTCAACTGCCATTCCTGCCATATTATCTTTTCGAGCGGCAACCGGCGCTCCCTTTTTGACTGCTTCTTGGGCTTCTTGGGCTTGAAGGGCTGCTCGTATCCTGCCCTTAAAACCGCCCCCACCAGCATTTTCTGAACTTCCTGCGGCGGCGTTATTAACTGCAGCAAAGATTCTCTTTTTAATACCGCCTCCACCACCGCCCGGTTCTGCAACACCGCTACCTAACATCCTGCGTACATTTTTCATTGAAGTAAATCCCATGATTACTTTCCTTTCTTTGCCGTTTTAGCAGATTGTATAAAAGCTTTTGCAGTAGGAGCGCCTTTAGTTCCCGGCTTACGCATCTTTTCACCAGAACCCATAGCGATACGTTTTTTCTTGGCGTTGATATTGGCATAAAGGCCGGGTTTTGCTGGCATGGCTTTACCTTCCGTTGAAAAATGAATACAAACCAATAAAAAAACTTGTCACCGCACTTGACGCTCCGGCCACCCACATAAGGGTTTTCCAGCCGCCTTTCGCTTCTGATAACGTTAAATTAATCGCCTCTAGCGATTTTTTAATATCACTCATATCAGCCATCATTTTATCCATGTCGTCTTGGATATGACGGATTTCAACAGAGTGGGTGGCAAGTTCTCGTTCGACGCTCATGTCAGCATTTCCATCGTTTTCTGGCTTGGCGAATACGGCTATTTGGATCTTTTGCCGCCTCTGGAAACTTCTTCATTTGGCCTGCAGAACGAGCGCAATACGACTTACGCCGTGTTGCTCGCTTGCCGGTCGGATTGTCTTCGGTAACCGCAGTCTGTAACTTGCTTCCTGGGTTAGCGCGTCGATATGCCGCAACGCCCTTTTTGGTCATGCCCGCGCCAGACTTGGTAGAGCGGAAGTTGCCGCTCTTGACCGAGGTTTTAATTCCCATTCCTTTTGCGTTAGGCATTTTGTATATAGATCAAGTCAAAAGTTGCGGCTACGTAAAAGCCAGTGCCCGATAACGCCAAAGCTCTTGCTTCCACATCTGTTTTTTCTGGGAAAGAAATAGGGTATTCAAAATCAAACAACGCAAAACCGCTAGACAAGCCCAATTCTGCGCCCACGCGCATGACTCCGCCAAAAGGCCTAAAGCAAAGTTGACCTTTTATCGAATGGTTTGTGTTTGAGCCTGCCGCAGAAAAGGTACCTTGGTCTATGTAGGCCGTGTAGCCCGCAGGAACCGTCCAAACCGCCATCAGCGTTTGATTGGCTCCCAACGGGATTTTCGCGTAAACAGTCGCTGGGACCCCAGCCGTAACAGTTCCGGTACCAACATAAATATCGCCAGCAGCGGTAGCACCAGTACCAGCAGTGTTAACGAAAGCACGAAATACACGGATGAAACTGTTCGTGGTAAGAACTTCAGTCTGACCATTTAATGTCACCACCTCAGAAATTTCATTGTAGTTAGCATCTAAA